TCACCTAATGAATTTATTGAAATCTGCTTGTCATATTGCAAGCCAAGTGAAATATCGTATGCCGCCTGTGTGCCATTGCCGATCAAGCCGCCAATATGGGCCATCATAGGGGCATCATTGCCTAGCTGTGCAAACAATGAAATAGCGTCTTTGCCCAATGCAGATTGCACCGATTGAATAAATCCTAGCTGTTGCTCTGCGTCCATATTGTCTAGCATTGTCGCAACCGTTTTGGTTTCTTGCTGCGTCATAATAACAGGCTTTAGCTGGGCTGCATCGCGTTCGTAAATTGCTTGCACGTTGTTGCTTACGGCAAGTCTTTCCTGCAACGTTGCTGCAAAATCTTCATTGGCATAATTACCATAATCAACTTGATTTATTTTTACGCCGTTTTGATTTGCCCATCGCAACGGGTCTTGCTCAACAGCCTTTGTTAATTTGTCTTGCCGTGAACGCAAAAACTTTAAAATGTCCTCATCAGCTTGGCTGGGGTTTTCTGCATCATTGAATGCGGTTTCAAGCTTTATGATAAATTTCTCTAGGTCGTCACCGTTTAAAATCCTTGTTTCAGCAGCAACCACAGAAATTGTGTTTAAATAATCTGCTTGCGCTTGTACCTCTGCGTACTCTTCTGTCGTCATGGTTGCCTTTGCGGCTGCCATTTCGGAAACTATTTGCGAAACTTCAAGATCCGAAACAAAAAATCCATCTTTTGCGCGTTCCACAGCTTTTTTAATAGAGGGAATTGCGCTCCTGCCGATTGCAGCAGTTACCCTACGCTCATTTGCTTCCTCAATGGTCGGCCCGTTTATATAGGATTGAGTAGCGCCCACGCTTCTTAAAATAACGGCTTGGTCTGCTTCCGTTAAGGTTTTCAACAGGTGATAAACCTTTTGACCCTGCACACCGGCAAGCGCTGGGTTGTCCTCTCTTATTGCCTTGTGAACGTTACTAACGGCCGTAATGGGCGCGTCAGAGGCCGCAGATAAATTAGACAATGCGCGAACCGTGCCGCGCTTTACCATTGCATACTCTTGCTTGCTTAATGCCTCTCCGTTGCCAACGCCTAAGCCTATAAGACGATCACCGTTAAGCTTCACTCCGGCAATGATGAGATTAATATCAGCAATGCTTGTGTTTAAATCTGCTATTGTATTTTCGCCAAGGATTAGCTCTTGGGTTCTATTCGCAGCGGCAACAGCTTTTAGTTTAAGGTCTATATCATCACGCAAGGCAAATCTGTTTTGCAGTTCTAACTGCCCAAATCTTGCATTGAATTGCGTGAGAGCGTGCTTGTTTTTGCCAACCTTTTTAAGCAGCGCAGACTTAATAGCGGCGGTTTCTTTTTGCCAAATTGGACTATCGCCGTCCAAAGCTTTTGTATAATCTTGCGAAGCTGCCAGAACTTCGCGGCTATCTCTTAAAGATTCCTGCGCACCTAAAAGTGCTTCATTCAAATCATTCTCGACGCCGACCTTGTATCGCGCTTGCGCATACTCGCCAGCAGCTTGAGCCGCTGCGCTAAAGACTTTGCCTTTTGAAAGCGCAGCGCTAACAAGCGGTCTTGCGTCCATTCGGGCGCTAAACGATTTGCCGGGGGCTTCAGTAGTGGTGCGGCTTTGCGAAGTGTAAACTGGTATTTTCATTCAAAAAGCCCTGAGTTGTATGCTGATCTTGCACCCGCGCCAAGTCCAGAAATAAGACTTGCACGACCTTCTGCTTTAAGTTGCATGCCGGTTGCTTGGCCTGACATTCTAGTTAGCTCTGCGTTAAGTCTACTATCCTCTTGCGCGTCACTGATTTGAAGGTTTGCAACCTCATTATTAAACTCACCAACAGCAAGCTGGTAATCCATTTCACGCGCATTTGACCGCAAGATTTCAAGCGGTGTTCCTTCGCTTATTTCGTACCCAGCATAACCCGCGCTAGCTATAACCGTGCCTTGAACCTCTCGATTAAACGCCGAAAGAGATCGCTTATTATCAATCCCAAACTGTGTGTTAATAATGCCGCGTTGTTTCTCAAGCAGACCAATATCGCGCTCGATTATCTCAGCGTTAAACTCTGCTGCGGCCTGCGCTTTAATTGCCGCGTTATCGGCTGCACGCTTTGACGAAATACCGCCAACAATGCTTGACCCCGCACTGATTGCCGCCAAGGCACCGCTTATCCCCATTAATCTACTCCCAACAATTTGCTATAAATTGTTTCGCTTTCGGAAAATTCTAATTTAATTAAAAGATCGTCAAATGGTTGATGACGCTTTGTATTTATGATCATAACGCTGACGCCTGCCAATTTTAGCTGGGCCTCAACAAACTGAATTAGCCTTGCACCAGTAGATTTTCTTCGGTGTTCTGGCGCAACGAATATAACGTCATTGTGAGCAAAAACGTGGTCTTTGTAATGCAAATGCGAAACTGCAATAACAATGAAATAGCCAACCAATATGCCGTCATCACGCGCAGTATAAATGAACAGCGCACCGTCATCCTCAAGTTTAAAATAAGCGTCCCAATCAACATTTAATTTAATCGTGTCTTGATGCAGTGCAATTTCAGACCAGTGACGCGCCAACAAAGGTTTTAGCTCGTCAACAATTTCGCCTAGAGGCTCTTGGCTAAATAAAACAGTCATTTGTCAAACGTGTTCATGCGCGGGAATAATGCCAACACGCTCAATGGTAAAACCTGCGATTGCCTGACAAAAATTCGGTCATCTTCCGAAAAGCCGCCATCAAATTCTATGTCTTTATCGCCGGTAAATAATGGAATGCCCTGATCCATAAGCATGCTACTGTCCCTGAATGGTATGCGGTCTAGCTCACCGGCATCATTGCCCACCTCAATGCCAACGGTTTCGTGCAGCCTGATCGTGATCGCGTGAATACGCTTTGGTTTTCCTTGGCTTGTGCCGTCAACAGATCCCGACTCAATCCGCATGGTTCGCATGTTTGAGGTGTATGCGTAGCCCACCGCTGCGGTGGTGGCGCTAAAGTCTAGCGCAATTGTGCCTGCGCTGACGACCTCATCAGGATGTGTTGCACCGTTGGCTAATATGCTGATCGTTTCGCCTGTGACATGGTAAAGGCCCGACAGGCTGGTTGTTGCTGCACCAGAATACGCTAAGCCGCTATCAACGAAGAATGCGCTGGTCGTCACGCTGCCAAAGTCAAACTTCTTTAGCACCTCAACATAGCGTTTTGTGACCGCGCCAATCGTGCGCTTCACGATCATATAAAGATCATCGTTACCGGTATCTGTGGGCAGAGGTGCAATGCTTTCCACAACAGCTTGGCTTTCGCTGGTTGCGGCCAGCCGGGTGCTGTCGTTTGTTGTTATGGTTAAATATCCGGTCGCCGCTCTTGATGTTTCTGTAATCGTCACAACGTTTGCCGACGGGTTGGCAACCGTAAAATCAGCATGGGCATTTATTGCTGTAAAGATGTTATCAGCGGTCACATTGTTTGACGTGTTTGGACGCCAGCCATTTGTCACCGCTGGGGCCGAACCGCCTGCGGCCTCGCTGGTAAACGTAACGCTATCGCCGCCGGTCTTGGTTATTATAATCTTACTGCCCACAGCTAGATTTGCGTAATCAGTAACCGTGACTGTGGCCTGACCAAACACGCCGCCAATGATGTGCTTGTGCCAGCCAACAACCTCTTCCTCGCGGCGAAAGGTCATGCCCAAAAGTGTGCCGTCAGAACGCAAACACCAGACAATGCTTTCTGGCTCTTGCTGGTAGGCAAACTCAGTTATGCCGCCCTCAGTTATGTGTTCTGCAAGCACCGTCATATCGGGTGCTTGATAGCCGCCCGAATTAACCTCGCCCACATATTTAAACTCGCGCAGCTTGCGCCCACCACGTTGGGCAAACAGCGTCACGTCAGCGACTTGCACAGGCTCAACACTTGCAGAACCGTAATTAGAATACTTGCGGATTAGCGTTGTTGTGGGCGTAATTGGCCCGTCACTGGTGGCCGTTACAACATACTCGCCGCCAGTTGTGCCAACGGTTAAAACGCGGGTGGGTGACAGGTATCTAATAGCGTTTACCTGATTTGAGGCAATTGTGTAAATCAGAGCGTCATTATCGCCAGTGCCAACGGTAAAATTCGTATAGTCAGCGTTCTTGCTAAACCACAAAGTTTGCGGATTGTTATTTGTATTGCCAAAGACTAGCCGTTGCTCAAAAAACGTCACTACTGATGGATAGTTGCCTGACGTGTTTAAAGCAGGGCTAGGCGAACCACCGATAGTTGGGGTGGCAAACGCCCAAGCATTGTGATCTGTGCGTGTCAATGTGCGGATAGCGTAAGAAGGATGCACAAAAAACATTGTGTCGGCAGATTGAACAAAGCGCAGCGCTGCTAAATCATCTTTTTCATACGGCGTAGCAAGTTCAAACAGTTCTTCAGCTTTGCCGCCAGATGTGAAAGTTGTAAATGCGCTGGTGTTTATCGCATTTCCAAATAAATCAGTCAGCGTGAACGTGTTGGTGGCTGTGTTGGCAACGCGGTAGTTTCTACCGTTAAGCTCAACCATACCGCCAACATCATATATGAATATTTCATCGCCGTTGGCAAAGCCGTGGCCGTTGCTGGTCAGGACGCCGGGGCTGGCTTTTGTTATAGCCGTAATGGTCTTGGCTGCGCCGGTAAGCACTTGCAAATCATTACGGTAAACCCGCATGATTTCATCGCCGAACTCAAGAATATAAGTATCAGACGTTTTGAACTGAAACGGGATTAGCCGCGTTTTATTTGCGCTAGCCTTAACCTCGCCAAGATATTCTGTGCCGGGTCTGCGCTTGACGCCACCTGTGGGCATGACGATCATATTTGTTAGATCAGCCAAGCCCTCGCGATATTTCTCAAGACCTGCACGGCCCTCAAGTAACGGGCTGATTTCACCCGCTGAAAAGCTTGAAAAGGCTGGGGCTGATCGCGCCATTTAAAAGCGGCTTTCAATAAAGTCAGATGCTTCAATTCGCTGCGGTGCGCCTTGCGTAGAATCAACAAACCGCGCTGATTGCAGTTTCTTGTCAAAGTCTTCTGCTGTGACTTGCTTCATAGTTGTGCTGCCAGTAATCGCGTAGCAAATTTCAGCGGCCAAGCCATTTGAAAGCACTTCAATTAATCCGGGATCATATTGTTGCGGGTCAGTTACCCTCGCAACATATTTGATCTTTGCTGTGTCCTCATTGGTGACAAGATTGCGGCCCTCAATCACAAACACAGGTTCGCCGGTTGAAGTCATCATATTATCTTGCGGGTAGCTTTGGGTGCCGTTTGAAAACTCCAAGACACGCAAGCAAAATGGATCTGTCGGCAACGGGTATTCATGCTCATAACCGAAAGCTGGCACAGTGCTGGATTGCGCCAGAGCAATGCGCCTGATCAGGCAGTTCCAAGGATGCAACGCGAAAACTGCATCGCGGATCGCACCGTATCGCTGGTTGACCAGCCGTGCGGCTTTTGAATTTTCATCAAATGTAGAGATGTTGCTTGCGCCCAAGATGTTGAGCGCGGCGTTGGCAATATCAACGTTAGAAGTCATGCAAGCACCTCAAAATAAAAGGTGGTGGGGCGGCTAACCGCCCCGCCTTGTTTAGTCAACCGCGTAGGTCACTAGGAATGAAAGATCGCCAGCAGCGTTACCCGCTGCGTCAAACTTCAGACCGATCAGATAGAAGCCGCCGGGATCGGCGCTGTCGCCAGCATCCTCAAAGACCTTCTGACCCATGAGATTGATGTTGCGCGCTTCAAAAGCTACTTCAGTTCCGACAGTGACAGCACCGCGCAGATCAGTGATTGCTGAAGCATAGCAATCATCGTCTTTTGCTGTGACGTTTCCATCAGCAGTGTACAGCCCAACATCGCAAGTGTTTGTTGTGCCTGAGTCCAGATCATCGTTGAAGATCTTGATTGACAAAACTGCTGCGTTGGTTGGCACTTGCACCAGCATTACTGTGTCGTTGGCAGAAAGATCGCCAGCGGTAAGCGCGATAGTACCAGCAGCAACTCTCATTGAGCCGCCAAGCTGCTGTGCTGCATTCATATGGTGGTGACGAAAGAAGGTTTGTCACCAAGCTTGTATTTACATTAGCCATTGTTCAATCCTCCTATTCTGTACACGCGATTTCTACGACCATTTCTTCTTGCATGCGGGTAGCCCCAATGCTCTGGCAGTAGTAAACTTGAGTTGCGTATGATTTGTCTGCGCGTTCATCGATACGGGCGGTTGGCTCTTTGCCAATTCCCAGCTTGATGCCCTCTTGAGCAAATGCAATCACGGCGCGATTGCCGTCACTATCAAGCGTTAAGCGATTGGAAACAATGAATTTAAAATTCATAAACGAGTCCACAGATCCAGTTGCAAGAGCCTTTACAGTGTTAAAATCACTCGACGTGACTTGCGTTGTGCCAAGCAAAGTTGAAATCTGTTTTGGCGCGCAAACAATGTAACGAGGGATTGAAGGATCAACACTTGATTCATCCAAGATTTGCTTTGCTGACAGCAGTTTTGCTATCGTCAAAGACGCAGAACCGTGCGCAACTTTTTGACTACTTGGCAGGCTCGTATCAGTTGAACCAGTTTTGCCGGTCTTAGCCACGCCAATAGCAGCGGCAATGATCACGTCATCCATCGCCCGGCCCATCGCGGCTGCGGCGGCTCGTGCATAGGTTGAAGTAGGATCTGCTAACAGACGAACTTTATCTTGAGAATCGATCAAATCAGCGTATTCATAATCGGCAAGCGAAAGCATGCGCCTTGAATGCGGTGTATCGATTAGCGGGGTATCTGCGTGTCGAGTCGTGCGAAGCTGTGCGGCAACACTGCCGACCTGATCGCTGAAGCTTTTTTCGCCAGTGACGGACTCTGTTGTTACTGCATCACGCAGCAGCGAACCCATTTGCTGCGAGAGCATTTGGATGTTGGCAGAGTATTGCTGGACAAAAGCTGTAGTGATTTGTGAGGACATTTGTCTCACTCCTAAGCTGTTGAAATATAATGGTTTTGATCGCGGCGGTTATCCCGTTTGGGGCCGTGCTTGACGTTGCCGTCATACAAGTATGATAGATTTAGACTTGTATGACGGCGTTAAAGATTGTCAGTCTGCTTGACACACAAGCTTGGTGCGCGGGGCTTTCGCTTATCCGCTAAACTTATAGATAGCTGCGAAGGCGCAAAGCCTCCTCAACATAAGCATCATGTTCTGGATGGTTAGCCATTCCATATGGCCCGTCCAACCTAGTTATCTGACTTAATTGCTGCGATGCTTCACCCGGCGTCATTACCGCCTCAGTTGTATCGCCGTGCAAGTTATCCTCGCCAATCTGTTCAGCAAAAGCGCTAAACATCTTAATTATATCAGGGTGATCGCCAAGCAAACGACCATCACTTAACTCAACCGTCTCAAGCAATTCGGCATCACCGCCAAGCATTTGCCTAGCCGCGCTGTGGGCTTGGCTGATCTTTTGATCAAACGCCCTGCCGTATTCCTGTCTTAATATCTGTTCACCCTCATGGCGCAGAGTTTCTGCCTGTTCAGCCCGGTCAGTCTCCATTTGACCTAAGCCGCTGTCCATAAACTCAGCGACCTTTTGCGCCTGCTTGCCAGACAACCCAGCGGAGAACGCGCTTTCACGAAATTGCTCTAACGTGTTGTCATTCATCGCGCCGTTAAGCCGTTCAAACTCATAGCCTGACGACGCCTCTGGCCTGCCGGTATTAGCGTAATGCTCTGTCCACTGATCGTCAGTCCAGCTAGAATGTGGCTTAACGATCTTATCTGCGCCTACCATGCGCTGCGCGTGTGTGTAGCTCTTGGCTAACGCGCCAACGTCAGTAAAGTTGCGCAAGCTTGGTTCGCCTCTTAAATCTTCTGGTAAGCTGTCCAGAAAGCTAACTGCCGCGGCTGCTTCAGCCACGTCTTGAGATCCCGGTGGCGGGATTGCCTCTTCAGTCATATTATTTACCTTTTAAGTTTGGCATCCTCAGCCAGCATTCTGACGATCAGCAGCACAGCGCTGCGCTGGCCTTCTAAAAATGCCGATTGATATGGATCGCCAGAAACAAATGTTGTTTGCTCAAATGCAAACCGTGTTTTTAAATCAGCGATAACAGTTTCGCCGTCATCATTATCAAAGGTACGGCGGTAGGCTAGCTTTAGATCTTCTATCTGCTTCACTGNGGTAAGCCGCCNACAGCTTTCACCATTGGTGCCGCAGCGCCCAAGGTTTCAGCCGTCATCATTTGCTGCTGTTGCTCTTGCTGTTGTGCTGCTTGCTCTTGCTGTTGCTCACGCATTTCAACTACCTCAGCGTCAGATCTAACAACTCTGGCCGGTATGCCTGTGACCTCAACTAAGTATTTCACCAGCTTGTCGGTATCCAAGTAATCCATCACAGGTGCAATTTCATTGACCTGCATCAGCACCTCAAACCCGCGAAGCATAGATTGCAGATCTGTCAGCTTTTGCGCCTTCGCCAATGGGCTGACATATTCAATCTCAATGTCTTGCCCTTGCAATTCCTCAGGAGCGGGTGGGAGCAAACCGCCCCTGAGGAGCAACCCAAATGATCTTGCAATCATTGGTTGCAGCAACTCACTTTGCAGCCGTCCTAGAACCGGGCCAAGCAAGCGCATCTTTTCCTCGTTGCGACTAAGCACTTCTGTTGCAGTCATGTTGCCGCCAGTTTGCGCCATCATTAACTGATCAACGAAAAACGCCTGCCTGATTGCATTGCGGCGCTGTTCNTCCATCGCCAATCCCAAAGGATTATTCGCNCCAATCTGCAACGGCTCAAGCCTGTCACGGGTTCCAGCGCGGTAAAAGTTAAGNGATCCCGGCGTTGTTCTGACAGGCAGCATAAAGCCGTCATCTGGCACCATAAGCGGTGGATCAATCTGCTTCTGTGCAGCCCTGATCGTCACCTCAGACATTTTATTCAACATTTTGGTGTCTGGCAGAGCGTTCATCGATACGGATCTACCATAGGTTGAAACGCTGTCTTTGTTAAACCTAGGCACCATAAAACAAAATTCATCGTAGCCGCCTTCACTCAGCAGCTTCTTACCGTCTAAAGCATAGTAGATGCTGGCAAACGGCTTATTCTTGGCAAACTTACCGCCAGTTTCACCCCTAGGAAACACAACGTGAATTACGTCATGCTCAGCGTAAGGCTCATTTTTTAGGTCTTTTGCGCACTTTTGCGGCAAGTTAGCCTCGCCAAACCTCTGGGCCATTGCTCTGGCAGTCATTTTAAACTTACGATAAACTGTATCTACCGTGCCGTTGCTATCCTCAGATATGTAAATCTCAGCAATGTGACGGCTGCTAAAGTTTAAACCATCGTCATTGCCCTCAACGTAAAGCGCAGCAGTGCCAAACAC